CCTGTAATTTGTTGCGTAGCTTGTGCAGCAGCTATTGCTATTTCGCTTTCTATCTCGGGAGGAAGCTGAGGCATTTGACCATCTGGGCCAATTTGAGGTAATTGCATACCTTGTTGCGCCAACATTTCCATAACTTGTAAACGATACTTCAGAGCTTGGTGCTGTTGAATATGCGCTTGTAATGCAGCCATAGCTGCTGGATTTTGTTGGACTTGAGGATTTTGCATAAATGCCATATGTGCTTGTATATGGGCATCATGNTTTTGTTGCGGGAACGCTTGTAACGGCGCTCCTAANAANGCGTCCATATTTTCTTGGACGGGNTCTTTNGGAGCAGGAGCCATATCNGGTAACAAGATATCGTCGATATCTTTAATGTTCAGCGCGATATACATCTTGCGGAACGCTTCTTTCATATTATGGATCTGCGGCGCACTTTGCGCCATTTGAAGCTGGGTCTGTGCCAAAATAATGCGCTGCGTCGTACTAAAAATATTTGGATCACAAACAGGGATAACGTCTACGCTATTGTCAAAATCGGTAGCAAATACCGTTTGTTGCGCACCTTGTACTTGATACGGATATTCAGGCGGTAAATATTCGCCGAATAATCTTTTAAGGATTTTAAATTCACTACGTTGCGCATAATGCAACCGCTTATGAATCGCAGAAATTACTTTCTGACCTTTTTCTAGCAACGCAACAGTCGTACCTACAGGAGCGTTTGAATTAGCGTCTCCTGTCTGGTTATCCATAACAGCAGCAAACCGCTGTCCGGATTCTACTAAAACGCCCATCAACTGCGCTAACGCAGGACTTGGTTCTTTAAACGGTAACGGCATAAACGCATCGCGGATTGTACCTCCAGGAGTATCGACGTCACGCCATTCTCCTGGTTGTACGGGATCATCAGACCGTTGGATATTTAATCCGCGTGCTTTAAATCCAGCGGGTAAGTTCGCTAACGTACCTGCGTCAATAAGCTGCCTGAGGATTGCGGTCGCTGATTTCGTAACGCCGCCAATCATATGGATTAAACCGAAACCGTAAAAACCTAATCCTGGAAGAAATTTGTAATGCGTAAAGTATTCAATCTTTTTACGCATCGGATCGTTTTCTACATAGTTCCTACGAACAGATAAAACACGGTTGTTATCTTTACAGATCGTAATAATGTAGGGAATTGCTAACCCTGTAGCTTCTCCGTTTTTATCCGTATGTTCAAAACCTTCAATATCTAATTCAGCGTGGAACTCAAGTAACGTATAATCAGCTTGTCGGCCTGTTCTTGATACGCCATCTATTTCGTCTATTTTTTGTTGTACTGGATCTTCTTGTTCGGAATACGAAGGACGACTCATTTCTTCGTCGGTATAAAACCCACTGAGTTGTAATTTACGGAGATCGTTTTCCGTCATCGTCATACGATGCGTAATACGAGGTGACGTATGTAAATCTGTCGCGGTATACGGGACGACTAAATCTTCTGCTTTAATAAACCTAGAAACGACACGACCCATCGTTGGATCGTAATAACATTTTTTAAACGCAGATCCTGCGAGTGGTAAATAAAATAACATCTGATCCATTTCTGGATCATATTCTTCCATCTTGTACATAAGCTGGAAGTTCATAAAATCTTTAACGCGATTAGCTTGCATCGCTTTCGGATCGTTAGACGCGCCCATAATTTTCGTATCTACTGGGCCGTTAGACGGTAAAAGTTCTTTATACGCTTGGGCTTGAAAATGGGTAGCTGCTTCTGCTAAAAGCGGGTGGTATACGCCACTAGCCCCTTCAAACGGTTCGCTACGAGGATCATTTTCGATACCTAGTAGTTCTAAACCGTCTCGGAAAGTTTCGTACCAGTTTTCTCGGCTATCGACATCGTCTTGATAAGAACTTAATAGTTCAGAAGAGATTTCGTTAAGTGTAGCAGGGTCTAAATACTCGGCGAGGTTTTCTTCGAATGGAATATCTACTTCCATTTCTAACGTCGAAGGGTCAACGAGGTTATCTTCCTCGTCAAACAGGATTTCTACCTGTTCTTCGCCCTCTAAATCCTCTGGGAATTGCACTTCAGCCATGGAACGCTACCCTACTCTAGTTTTTTACAACGGTAAATTAGTAATATGCCCGTATTTTCGGATAATACTCTTCTTCGTCGCTATAATCGCCATCTAAACGTAAAAAACCGCCTTGTCTAAAACGATGTAGAGCTAAAGTCGTCGCATCTACGCAATCGTCGTTTTCTCCGTTCGGAAAATCTACGATTTCGTCGACTAATTCTTGCCCCCAATTCGTTTCTGGTACCCAAACGCGCCCTTCTTGGAAAATACCGCTGACTGCGTTTAGTCTTGCGATCTTATCTTGCCCTTTGCTCGGTGAAAAGGTGTTTATAGGGATACCTTGACGCCGTAATTCTTGGGTTAGCGGGATACCAGACGCTTTCGTTTCGATAATTACGCTATCAGGTTCCCAATATTCGTATAACCTAGCGGCTTCGCGTTTNANTTCAGGGAAATCTAACCGTTCTTTTACGCAATCTAATAAAAGAATATGCGCATCTGCTCCACTGTAGTGTTCATCNCCNATTTTACCTTCNGGATAAAACACACCCCACGTCGTTATCGCNGTATAGTCAGCTCTTTCGGATTTTAAAAACGCCGTATCGAAACTTTGGATTAAATAATCGCATGTCGGCGGGTCGTCAGANGGCCAAAACTTAATCCACTCTTTCGGTATTATCGAAATACCTTCGCCGGTAGGCCGCTGCATATATTGCGCTGCCCATTTTGACGGAGGGATTGCTGATTTCGTACGTTCTAATTCTTCTAACGACCAAAACTCAGGCCATAACGATTTACCTGACGGTAATATCGCAGGGAATTCTATTAGTTCCCACTCATCCCCACCTTTTTCTTTAGCCATTTTTTTAATTAATTTACCCGTTACGTCTTTTTTAGACCAACGAGTCATTACGATAACGATTGCACCTCCTGGTTGTAGACGCTGACGAGGCCCAGTTTGATACCATTCGTACGCTTCTTCTAAGGCTTTATCCGAAAACGCATCTTGTTCCGAATGAGGGTCGTCAATAATAAACAAATCAGCACCACGACCCGCTAACGCACCACCTATACCCGCCGCATAATATTCACCACCTTGCGATGTAGTCCATTTACCCGCGCTACGGGAGTCGGCTTTTAATTGGGTAGCAGGAAAAATCTCTGCGTAATCGTCACTTTCAATTAAGTCACGAACTCTACGACCGAAATTAATCGCTAAGTCAGCGGTATGCGTAGCTTCAATAATTTTGAGTTTAGGTCTTTTACCTAATAAATACGCAGGGAACAGGTACGAAGCGAATTCAGATTTCGTATGACGTGGTGGCATATTAATAATAAGCCGTTTAGATTCACCGTTCGCGATTTTATCGAATGCTTCGGCCATCTTTTTATGATGAGCACCCGCGATAAACTCTGGCCATATCGTTTTAACGAAATCGTAAAACGACGCCATCGAACTTTCACGCTTTTCACGCTTTTCTAATTCTTCTAAAAGAAGCGTAAATTCTTTCGCTTCTGCTTTCGACAGATGCGATAGGTCTACACCTTTAAGATTTTCTAGAGGATTTTTTGTTTGCATTGATATAACGACGATAAACTTGCGCTGCGCTAGTTTTACCTGCTGCTTTCGCTCGTTGTTCCATCGCTATTGCTGCTTGGATTTTATGAGCAGGTGTTCTTTTAGCTTTTTTAATTTTAGCTACTGACGCTTGGGCATCTTTTACGGTTGCAAATTTTAATCCGTGGATCGTACCTTTCGGATCTTCGTCCGTATATAAATCGCTATGTTTTTTACTTTTCGCAGGTTGCCCTTTTTTCCTAGGGATACGNGGATTTTTAGGGATTTTTAGTCGACATTTAGCTGCAGATCCCTATCTGTAAGTGTTCTTCCTGCTTGATATCCAACAGGTGATAAGGGCGTTGCTACTTGTTCTATTGGTGGTGCTTCGAAAACACCTTCGTACTCGTCTACTTGTGAGTCTCCGAATTGTTGTAAATCTTCTAAAAGTTCTTTTACTCGAGTTTCGCTTAACTCTTTGAATAAAGTTCTATCCATTCGTTTACGTTGAAAAGGCGTGTCCGTATCCNTTAATTGATCTTTAATAAAATCTCTTTTACTCAANTCATCTGGGTTTAAACTACGCAATAGTTCTGCTGCTATTTGCTGTCTATCTTGATCAGCCGTCGTTTGTCCTATAACGCCCTCTTCGACTAATTTATTTAAATCGCTAAGTTGTTCCATTAACCCTTGACGATATAAAAAACCAGCGTCTAAATTTTGATCATATTCAGGCGAACCGCCCATCTCTAACTTTTTTGGTTCGACGGCACCCCCATAGGCCATCGTGCGTATTTGATCTTGGGTTGCTGGCACCATTCCCGCATCGGGCATCGCTTCCATTTGACCAGCTAATTGCATACCGACTTGTTGGATTTGCGGATCGGGGTCTTGCATCATCCCCATAATTTGCGGGACACCAAAATAATAAACNTCGNTNGGTGTACCTACCGGCCCACCGTCTGCCATTTGAGGCATTAACCCTTCTAACCCGCCTGATTCAATTAAGATCATTAACTCTTCTTCAGATAGATCCGTAGGCATCGCGCCCATAGCGGCATCTTCTCCTGGAACCGGCGGTTGACCGCCTTGATAATCCATCGCTTGTAATGCTGCTTCTAACCCAGCAACTTCGCTACCTTGTATATCTTCAGGGATTACTTCTTGTACGTTAGCTATATTAGGGGCAGAACCTTCGATAAGTTC